AGGCTTAACCATCGACTTGATAAGATCCTTGTCAGCCAATTCATCAGACTTATCAAGGTGTTCGTGCTTTACCTTGCCACCATGAGCATGGTGCATACCCTTGAGCGTCTTGGCCAAATTAGCTTTTTTAGCCAACTTAGGATTGTCGCTATGCGCGGCCTTTTCAAGTTTCTTGGCGGGAATCTTCTCACCTGCAGGAACATGAAGAGCCTTGTGCAGCGAGCCTGGATGCTTGATAGCGCCTTGGATCCACTTAGCTTTACCGCCAGCCTTGCGAGGCATAGCCGCTGATGCCGTTTTGGCCATCGAGTCGGCAACCGGATTCATACCGATAGGACCGCCGCCAAGCTTATGCTTTGCAGCTCCACCACGCTTCATGCCGCCAACGTGCTTTGTGCCAACACGTTCGTCATTCGCCATTTTTACATCGCGATTAATCAGATTGTCAGGCGTCAGGTAGCGGGTTGCACGACCGCCGCTCTTGCGAGGCTTGCGACCGGCATGGTGATGACCGGCTTTACCTTCGGCTTTACCAATGACCTTGCCGCCCTTTTTAAATTGGCGTTTGGAAAGAGGACGCATACCGGTTTGTACGGTAGCCTGTTCTGCGTCTGGTGGCGTGTATCCAGAGGCATCAATTGGCGCACCCCGTGGATCGGGGCCAACCATACGTTGAGCCTTGCTTTTCATTGCTGCGCGAGCAGTCTTGGCGGTTGACGACATTTAGAATACTCCTCGAGGGGTTAAGACCGGCGTCCCGGTTGTTGCTGCTTGGCAAAAGATACGGCTTCGTGCAGCGGCGAGCCGGATTTGGGCAAAATCTCAAGCGCACGGTCAACCATATGGTTGTTAAGACGACCGCCAGTAGCGCGAGACTTTTTTTCTTGGATGTCAAAATCGCTTAAACGATGGCGTATTGCGTTCTGCACTACGTCATTTTGAGCCGCGACAGGCTTGTGCCATTCAATCGTTCCCGTTTTGGGAAGATCACCGGCAGCATTATTTGTTTTCTTGGAGATTAATCCGACCTTAGACGGATCTTTTTCTTTATGTAGCAGGGCATTAGGCTGCACGGGCTTGCTGCCCATGCCCAATCCATGCGTCAAAACCTTACCGCCATGCTTGCGACCCATCCGAACAAAACCGCCTTTTTTCTTGGTAATGTCAGGATTTGACAAGTCAAACTGGCCGTTGTTGCCCGTGGCGGATTTGATTTGATGAGGATGAAAAGCAACAATTTGTTTAATTGGCGTCAAACCATCAGGGCTATCCATAAAAGTAGATGGAAGAATTATTCCATCATACCCAGCATTTATTAAATTATTTCGCAATGCACCATAATCAACTTTATCGCCAACCATTCGAATTTGGCGACCCACCACTGTGTAGCCAGGTCTTTCAAAATTTGTATGTGCATCAACCAAATCTTTTATAGCGTTGTAATTTTCAACCACTAAAGGATTTTTTATGCTTAAATGAACAGGTTGAACATTTGCGCCAGAACCACGCGCAGAAAAATTAGCAAAATCAGATGCCGCGCTAGGATTTTCTGTAAACCAATATCCAATTGGGCTTTCTCTGGAGCCAGCGCCTTTATTAGTAATTTGATATTCAGAAAAATCCCCACCTGTTCCATGATAAACAACAGGCGGCACTTCGGGATGATTGCCTTCTTGAAATTTAGCAAGATTATCAATTCTTTGTGATGCTGGCATACCAGCGCCGCCAACTTGCGGCTGGTTCATTCCCGTATTAAATTGCGGCGTATTAGCTTCTAAATCAAATCCAGACAAAAATTGGTTCAATCCGCCAATCTTGTTTTGAATATTACCTGCGCCCGTATCCATACGCTGAACATCAGCAAGGTTGCCAATATCGCCACCATCGACAGCGCCATCCGTTGCATAACCCTTACGGGCAAAATGCTTGGCAACCATCAGAAAATGATGACGATTATAGCTCATTAGCCAGCTCTCACATTGTTAGGATCAAGCGCAGGTTCGTTGGCTTCCAACCGATTTAACATATCAGGCTGTAACAGCGAGTTGACCAACGGCATCACCTGCGGGTTCTTGGCCAGCTCTTCGGCAAGCTTGATTGCTGCCAACCGTTCACGGCTTTCGCGGTCACGCTTGCGGTTTTCGGCATCAAGGATTGTATCCTGATTTTTTTGCTCAATCTCCTGCTTGCGAACCATAATATCTGCAACCTTGAGCTGATCGGCTTGAGGATTACCGCCAATGCCGCCCTGAGCCCCTTGCTGAACCTGAGCCACCTTCGCTTGCGCCGTAATCATCTTGGCCTGAGCAGCCATCTGATCGGTTTGGATCTTGGCCTGAATAGCCATCAACTCAGGAGGAGGAGACGATTGAGCCTGTGGCGGAGCCAAGAATTGCTGCGGGTTGCTCCAACCAATTGCCTGAAGAGCCGCCGTATCAATCGCAATTGGATCATACATCGACGGGTTTGACGCCTGTAATTGCTTCAGCGCCATGATTTTCATCACACGCTGGGCATGGCTTGCCGTATTAGGATCTGCCTGTGGCACAAGGTCGCAGTTCTCCAAAGCCCGTAAGAACGTCTGTTCATCCCACGGCTTGGCCGGCTTCTTGTTGCGCTGCCAGAAGCTTTCTGGATTTTCTTTAAACAACCGAGCCAACATCTGAAACTCTTCGGCCTGAGCAGCGTGCATCCGCTTGTGGACCGAGTTCATAACCTTTGTGGCTTGCTCAATCATGGCCAACGTCGTGCCAACTGGCGCATCAGCACGGCCCTCGCCCACCTGCTGCTCAGATGTTCCTCCGATTCTCATGCCGACATCTGCCATAGAAGCCGTCAAGTTCATCAGACCGCCGCCAACGTCCTTGTAAGGAAGCGGCATAATGGCTTGATTGATCGGCATACCGCCGGTCTTAACCAACGCACCACCGCCAGGCGGAACGCGGAAAATATTGGTATTTTGACGAGCGCCAGTGTCGGCCATGAGAAAGCCAGGGAAGTTGGCATACATACCCGCGTCAAGCATCTCACGCCACGCCGCTGTCAGCGCGTTGGTCGTGTTGCCTAGGATGTGCAGGAGACCAATGTCATAAAAGCCCAGCCCCGGTACGAACGTGTATTTAATAAAGTTGACACGGGCTTCGGGCAGCTCGGCGTCGTCTTCGTCAAAGTTACGGACGATTGAAAGGATCTGCTTGCTTGAGACATCGATGGTAACTCGGTACGGTATTTCAAGACCGCTCTCCTTGCCTTTGTACTTGTGCTCAAAGCCCTTTATATCGAGCTCGCAATAGCACTCGTAGATTTCACGGTCACGGTCTTCTGGGTTGTTCGTCGTCGCGGAAATGCCTTGTTGCGACTTTTTCTCCAATTGAACCGAATCAAACTTAATTTCGCTTGGCGCCGGCAAGTCAATGTCGCGGTAAACGCCAAGAATTTGTAACCGCTTAACCACGCTTGGCCGCATCATAGACCGGTGCGTTACCCGCTTGGCGTTACGAAGATCCGTCGCCTCGTTGTTGACGATCAGATCGTCGGCATCGACCGACTCAATCACCGGCCGGTTGCGTAGTGGGCAGAAGTAGCCCTTCTTAAACGCCGTGCCGCCAAAACCAAGCATCAGCAGCATCCGGTCGGTGTCAGGGTAATATTCTGTAGCCACCGCTGTTAGGTAATGATTCATATCCTCTTCAAGAGCATTAGCATCCTGATCTTCTTGAAGATTGGCGTTGTTGTTGTCGTCGCGAATCTTTACTGGACCATCCGTGGGCAATAGCTCTGACCGAGCGTTGGCTTGGAATCGTAACACTGCCTCGAGCAAGAGCGGGTGCCGAACGCGAGACATACCCTCAACGGGTGCGCCGTCGGCTGCACCGGCAAGCCCTGGCACTTCGATCTTGAGGCCCAACAGCTTGAGACCTTGGGTTCGATCCTCGATCCATTCCTGTCGGCTTTGGATGTCTTCTCTAATGCCACGTAACAATTCCTCGGATATTCTGGATAGCTCGTCTTCTGTAATTTCATCGACTAAATTATCAAACCAACCTGTCTTTTTGCCCTCGCCGGCTTGCCCTAATGGTCGGCCATCGAGGCTGACCGTTACAGATCCATCGTCGTGCTCAATCCTTAAAATCGCACCATTCTGGTCGATCTCAGGCATATCTCCGCCTTCATCCGCCATTTCAATGATAATATCGGCGCTTTCAGGCTGATCGGGATCTTCCGGTGCAGCTTGGCGGATATTGGGAACAAGACCAGGGACTAATGGCATGGCGTACTTTCCAAGTTAGAACAGTAGAAATAACAGCAAATCAAGCAGGATACAACGGAGCAGGTTCCTTCGTCGGTTGACGCTTGATATCATCGAGCTCCGCAATCCTTTCCGGTGCTCTTTGCATCATCCCCAAGTCACGCAGATGACGAAGCGCTTGACTGACCGTATCGACAAGATCGTCGTGCTTGCCCTTCGGAAAAACCGAAACCTGCTGGATCACGATGTCGGCCCAGTCCTTATCCGGCGCGTAGATCATGCCCTCGTCGAACAGATGTTGGACCGAATACAAGCGAGCCGTCTTGTCGAAGCGGCCGACCGGCTGAAGCTGAACGGCAAAGTTTTCGTGACTGTAGAGACGCCGAAGCTCTTGGCTAACCGATATTCCTGCTGCTGTCGACTCAATCAAAAGCTTGTCCACCTTCCGTAGCCGGCAGGTCAAAGCCACCTTGTTGACCAGATCGTGGAGCGATAGTTTTTCCTGCCATGCGTCAATCATCATAACCTTCGGCAGCAGCTCGCCAAACGTGCGCTCGATCTGAATGGTCCGACCGTCCGGCCCGAAGAGCTTGTTGGCCTGACTGACCGAATCAAAGCTGAAGACGCCCCAAACCGTAATCGCCGAGTAATCGCCCTCCGCCTTTTCCGTGTACGCCGTATCGAGCGAGGCGAGGATGTAGTCAAACTCAGGGAATTGATCCTTCTCGCCTTCCCATTTGAGCCACGTTTCAGACCGGATAATGCCGCCACCGCGAGGAGCTGGCTCCTGCTGCATCTGACCGGCGAAAGCATATTCGCCCATGATCTTGCGGTCGCGGTCCACAACGTCCTTCGGAAACCGATCAGGGAACAGCAGCTCGCCAGGCTGGGTTCTGATGTCGCTGTAGCCGAGCTTCGTCGGCAGATCCCTCAACGGATCGTACAGCATCGGAAGCATGATATGATCATAGCCAAGCTGACGGTCGAGGATCTCGCCTGAAATGTCGCCTTGATGGAGCCGCTGCATGACCACGATGATCGAGCTTCGGTCGGGGTTGTTGACGCGGGTAGGAACAGCTTCAAGAAACCAGTCGACCGTCGTTTGACGTTGCTGGTCGGAGTTCGCACCTTCAACGCTGTGAGCGTCGTCGATGATGACAAAATCGGCACGGGCGCCGGTAATGGATCCGGCAGAAGTCGCTTGCCGCCAGCCGGTGGCGGTGTTTTCAAATTTAGTCTTTTGGTTCTGATCGGCCGTCAGCTTAACGTGAGGCCAACGCTCCTGATACCACTCGGACGTAATGAGGCGCCGCATACGCATATTATCACGGACGGCAAGCTCTTGACTGTGCGAGGCGCAAAGAAAGCGCGT